AGCATGATTACCTTGCCGTCAAATGCTGCCATTCGCATTTCACCGTTCCAGCACCCTGTCAGAACATCCTTCCAGTCATCTGCTGTCACCCATTGCATTTCGCCATTGATGCAAAGCTGCTTTTGCTTGGCGAACGCTTCCAAGTAAGGCCATTGGGCGGCATTCTGTTCGAGCGTCCGTGTTGGTTCCTTGATCGTGACAACGTTGCCCTCTGGCGCGGTCAGCACATGCCGGCAAATTGCCTTGCGTGAGACTTCTCCGGTGATTACTCGCGTAATCATGCTGCGATTTCCATCTGGTTATTGGCGCCCCATTGGGAAGCAAATGCTTCTGCGATTCCTGAAAACGTCTTCGATCTTTCCTTCCACCTATCAGGCGACGGGGGAAGCTTATGCAGTCGTTGCTCCCTGCCTTCCACAATGTTCGTCGGATGCAATAGCGGTAATCCCTTGAGCCATAGGCACGTTGCCTTTGTTTCGCCATGACCGAACATCCAAGGCTGAATGATCTGGTCGGGCTTCCGGTACATGCTGGACATGATGCAAACCGGGTTTTCAATAGCAGTCATAGGGATGTGCGCAGACTGGCGAACGATCCGCATGAAGAACGAAACGGCGGCCTGTTGCCTGCCATCCATGCGCTTGGCCGCGAAATGGCGCGAACCGCTTACGCTAAGGTGCGTACATGGCGGGTGGAAAATTGCCAAATCCCACGGATAGTCAATCACGTCAAACAGATCGCCTTGATAGTGCGGCCCTGGCGATTCGGTCGGCAACAGGTCGCAACTCATGGCGTCGTGACCAGCCTTGATGAATGCATCGCGCACCGTTCCTGAATATTCGCACGCTACTAAAATTCGCATTACGCTTGCCCCGCCATAGAGTCCGCAGCCTTGCGTAGCTTCCACGCTTCCCGGCAGGCATCGCGCAGCTTGTCGGTTGATTCCTTGCCGCGCTTGGATTCGACCATGACGAAATACTCGGCTGCTGCGTTTCCATCCGGGTAGCACTTGCGGATAACGGATTGCACCTCGCAGCGGAACAACTCAGCGGCTATTGCTTCATGCGACTGGCCGGCTTCTTCCATGATGGCCTGGCGCTCGTCTGCGGCTTCTTCGATTGTGGCGAACAGGTCGTTCATTCAATTCCCCTTGATTTCCTGAACGGCCTGATATTCCTATCCGCCTGCTCTTCCTGATGCGCTCTTGCAATGTTGGCCTTGGCCTCTTCTGACAGGTTTCTGAATCTTGAAAACTTGCCCTGGAACAGCGCGCGGATAACTCCGGTTTCGCCCATGCGTTGCTTTCCGATGATGATTTCCGCAATGCCTTTATCCGGCGTTTCTGGCTTGTAGTATTCCTCGCGGTACATCATCAGGATCATGTCGGCGTCCTGCTCGATAGCGCCTGAATCACGCAAGTCCGACATCATCGGGCGCTTGTCTGCCCGTTCATCAACCTTGCGGTTAAGTTGTGATAAAGCGATCACCGGACAGTTGAACTCCTTCGCAAGCGCCTTCAGTCCTCGACTGATACTGGAAACTTCCTGCTCACGGTTTCCACTCTTTGACGATGCGCTATCGCCTCTAGCCAATTGGATGTAATCGACAACGATCAGCGAAAGCCCGTGTTTCCTAGCCATGCGCCGCGCCCTGGAGCGCATCTGCATTACGGTCAATGCGGCGGTGTCGTCAATATGCAGTGGCGACTGATGCAGTTTTCCAATGGCAAACGAAAGACGGGTGAAATCGTCATCTACCATCTTCCCGGAGCGAATCACGTTCATGGAAAGGCTTCCCAAACTGGCAATCGAGCGCTCGGCCAGTTGCTTCTTGTTCATCTCCATCGAGAAGACCAGCGCCGGCTTTCCTTCATTCACCGCAACATTCTCGGCGACGTTGATAGCGAATGCCGTTTTCCCCATCGACGGGCGGCCAGCAACAATCACCAGATCGCCACCATGCAGACCACAAGTCTTTTCATCAAGGTCGGCAAACCCAGTTGATAGCCCGGTAATCTGCCCGCCGTTTTCATAACGCTCATGGATGTCAGAAACTACCGACGACAGGATTGAACCGATTGACTCGGCGTCTTCGCTTCCGGCTTTTGAACGGCTGTCAGCAAGCGCAAAAACAATCGACTGTGCCGCATCAATTCGATCGACAACTGGCTGCGTTGATTCTTCCTGGGCTATATCGGCAATCTTTGCCGATGCGTTCAACAAATCACGCAGCCCGCGTTTCTCGGCGACTACCTTGGCATAGCGCGTAATGTTTGCGGCGCTCGGCGTGTTCATCGCCAGTTCGCCAAGATAAGCCAACCCGATACGGCCAGAATCAACGCCAACCGAAGCCATTGATTCGGCAACCGTCACCACGTCGACAGGAAGCCGGTCGGCCAGCATCAACGCGATATGGCGGAAAATTATCCGGTGGTCTTCACGGTAAAAATCGGACTCTGCGAGGAAGTCGATCCTGTCAAACGACTTTGGGTCGATCAGCAGGCTCCCAATCACGGATTGCTCGGACTCGACATGGAACAGTTCGGCGCTCATGCTGATGCCTTTGATGGAATTCCGGCGATTGAAATAATCTCGTCTTCACCGTCTCCGTCTATCAAAGGCTTCAGGCTGTAATCTGGACAGTAATTCGCCAGAACCTCACCTTTAGCTTTTGAAAAAAGCCTCAAAGGAACATCAATCTCCCACCAATCACCACAATCAACATTCAGATTAATAAAATCTCCGTCCGTTGATTTAACAGTTCCAGGTGCTAATCGAACGCATCTGACAATTTTTCCGATCTGTTGCGATCCTTTTTTTGATCGAACGACAATCGCCAAGTCGCCTTGTTTACAGTTCATGCGGCCTCCTTGTTCTCGTAGTTCCCGCTAATTACCTTGGCGAAATTCTCAGCCTTGACCAACCACCCAAGGTCGCAGCCTTGCCATTTCCCGTCTCGCCCGGTTAGAAAATCAGACTTGGCGACGTAGGCAAAGAAACGGTCGAAGAATCGCAACGCAGAGTCGGAATCCGTCGCGTATGGTTCGCCGCCCTGCTTCTTTGCCGTCAGCACCCATCGCCACCTGGCCGCTAGGTTCTGCTGACGCTGGCCTTCCCATACCTTCGGATAAGGCATTGTCGGCAGATGATTGCCGAACGATTCAATGATTTTCTGGTGCGGACAATTCGGCGCCGGTCTTCCGGCGACAACCAATGCGTTAGCATTGGTAGGTTTACTATCTTCTCTACTCTCCTCTTCTCTAGGCTTTTCTTGGCGTGACATGGCGTGACATGGCGTGACATCAAACGAAACGCCAACAGAAGCCAATTCACGCTGCTTTATTTTTCTTTCTGCTGCATTGGAGTCTTCGCGCTCCCTTTTCGGCTGGCGCTTATCCCATGACGCAATACGGTTTTCAACGATAAGGCCACGTGCTGTCATTGCGTCAAGAATGCGAATAGCGGTTCCTTCTTCTGCACCTAGCATGTGGTCAATAGTCTCGAAATCCAGCGGCCCAATGTTTCCTCTGTCTGCATCAGAGCTTGCTGTTTCTAGGATGAAAGCCCACAAAGCGATTACGTCGCCGAATCTTGCCGCTGCCTTCTTTGCGACAAGCTGAAACTTTGGATCGGTTATTGATCCGTGATGCCAGCGGAACCAATCAATTCCACTTGCCATTACTTTTCACCTTTCAGCGCGCGTTTAAGCGTCTTGCACAGCAGCACAACCTGGCGCGACTTCGCTTGCTGGTTATTCAGCTTGGCGATCTGCTTGGCCTGGCTATTTGCTACTTGCCAAAGTGATTTGTTTTCAGTCATGCCGCGCTCATTTCAAACAACGCGCCCTGATTCGCCTTTGCCGATCCGATGTTCTTTACTGCTTGATCGAAGTAGGCAGTTTTCAATTCGCTGCCGGCGAATTTTCTTCCCATGCGGATGGCCTGATAACCCGTTGAGCCAACACCGGAGAACGGGTCGAAAATCACATCGCCAGGATTGCTCCAAAGCTGTATGGCGCGCTCAATCAGATCAAGCGCCATCGGGCATACATGGCGCTCGTCTTCGTTCTCGCGTGCAGCCTTGGCATTCAGCGTGTTGCTGAAGTTGATATCCATCCATACCGGGCTGGCATAGCGCCTCCATCGTTCATGAGAAAGCGTTCCATGTGTCGGCGGGTTCTCGCCGGCAAACTCGGTTAGGCCGTCAATGTGCGCTACCGGCTCTGTGTTCTCGCCATCCTTACGGAACGCGAGAAGGTATTGCGGGATTCCTGCGCGGCTGCGCGTCGAGTCTTTGCAAAGCTGCTTGTGCATCAAGCCGAGTGCCTTGGTGCGCGTCGCCTCAATAAGCGGGTCTTTCCACGCGCAATGCTCGGAGTGAAATATGAACCCTTGGCGCTGGAATGCTCTGATTACGTCGCCACGGAAATCCTTCAATCCTATATACCCGTCACGCTCCTTCATGGCCGGAATGTTCATGACGTCGACGCAGACGATTCGGCCAGGCTTCGTTACGCGATGCAG